TGAAAAGATGGTATATAGAACTTCAATTGCTTACGGAAGTCTTGCAGAGGCATTAAATGCCCTTAATAATGCAGCGAAAAAAGCGGGGGAAGGAGGAGGTTTGACAGATGATCCAAGAATAGTAAGTTCCGAATTAGCTCTTAAAACAGTACGGGACCTTCAAGAAGAATATAGAATTCTTGAACAGAGAGCTGCCGCGATAGCAGATATAAGAAAAAAAGCAATAAATACAAGTTATTCAAGAGAATATTTGTTACAACAGATGGCCGTAGATTCTCCAATTAAGGCTGGAGTTTCAAAAATGTTTGACGAAATAAACAAAGAATCTGATAATTTTTCACAAATTTTTGCTTATAATACAACTGGTGCATTTAAAGATGGTTTGAGAGATGCCATGTCAGCTGCTATATCTCAAACTGATGATCTTGGGGCTGCATTGCAAAATGTTGCCATGAATTTCTTAAAATCTATGCAAGGGAAATTTTTAGATCGGGCTGCTGGAAACATAACTCTTGCCATAGGAAAAGGATTAGGGATGGCAAAGGGAGGTCTTGTTTCTGGCGGTAGTGGTTATCGCGACGATGTGCCAGCAATGCTCACTGGTGGTGAATTTGTTATGAGAAAATCAGCCGTAGAAAAATATGGCGTAGCTAATCTTGCAAAAATGAATAACGGAGGAATGTTTATTCCTGGTATTCGCGGAGGAGGAGCAATTTCTGGCGAAGACGCCTTAAGAGCGTTCGCAAATCAAATCACAACGAGTGGAGCAACTGACGTTTTAAGAGGGGGAGCGAGTTCGGCATTTATAAATCTTGAAGATCAAAGTCAAAGATTGTCCAGATATGCTTTATTGGGAGACAATATAATTAGTCAAGAAGTTCGGGGCGCTCAGGCACAAGCTTTTGATATATTAGAAAATAAATCTGATTTTGAAAAACAGAAAAAAGAAAGAGAGAAGCAGGAAAGAAAGGCTTTGAAAAGACAATTAATATCTACAATAGCTGCCGCTGCTTTAAGTTATGGTGTTGGTAAATCATTTCCAGCTAAAATTCCAAATTTACCAATATATAATCCATATAAAGGTTATGATCCATATAAAGGTGTTAAAATTGGACCATTGGAACCAGTAAAATTTTTAGATGGAAAAGCTTATGGTGGCATGATTCGCGGATACAACTCTGGAGGACAAGTGGCTTTGATGGGAGGCGAATATGTTTTAAATCGCAGAGCAACGGCTAATTATGGTACTAGATTTCTTGATTCAATGAATCAAGGCCGTATGCCAAGATTTGCTGATGGAGGCGAAGTTGGAACTTCTGCGCCAACTACGACTACAACGGAGAGTAATGCAAAAATGATGGGTGATGTTAATATCAGCATTAATGTCACTGGGCAAAATTCTCAAACAGAAACTCAAGGCGGTTCAAATCGAGGCGGGGTAGATTATAAAAAAATGTCTGAAAGGATAAAGGCTGTAGTGTTAGAAACTTTAAACGAGGAAAAACGTTTAGGGGGGACGCTCAGAACTAGATAATGGCAAAACTATCAACAGCAAATTATGATGTTGAAGTTTTTCTCAGCGGCTACAAACTCTTTGGAGTGGCCGATGTTAATTTTGGCTACTCTTTACCAATTGATCATTTAAATGTAATTGGGTACAATAAATTTAGAACATTTACATCTGCGCCACCGCAATCTAATTTAAGTATACAAAAATATCTCTCTCCAAATGATTTTATAACAGGAATGACAGGGACATTTGGAGTGAGTGGCGGCTTGTTTTATAATTCGCGAAATACAAATTTTGGCTTTCATTCTGGCTATTTAAATTCTTATTCTGTCTCTTGTTCAGTTGGAAATTTTCCAAATTTAAACGCTGATTTTTCTGTTTTTGGCAATGTTGGAACAGGCTTGATCTCTACCTCAAATAATCAAACTGGAACTTTGGCTTTAGTTAGGCCCGCAGATATTTTAATTCAATGTGATGGGACAGGAACAAATCGCGTTGAATCTTTCACATACAATGTTGAATGTAATAGGCAAGCATTTTACGGAGCAAGCGGAAATAGGCTGATCGACGTTGTAACTACAAGACCTTATAAAGTTACTGCTCAATTTTCTATTGCAGTTGATGATTATCAATCTAAAAGAGCTTTTGATTTTGTTATAGATTCTAACAAAAAAAATATTAATATACAAATAGGATCATTAGGGGCATTCACAATGTCAAATATGGAACTTATTGGTGAATCAATAAATACAAGCGCAACAGATGATGCTATAATGACTCTCAACTATCAAGGATTTTTATAATGTCATTTTTGTACGATAGAGATCAGAATGTAACTGGTACAAACATACCATCGACGATGACTTTCATTCCATCGTATGGAATGCAGGTTTCGTTTTCGTCTGAGCTTGCTGAATATGAAACTGTAGATAATTATATTTATTCAATGCCTAAAGGCGTTAATCATTTGCAAATGCAAATATCAATGCCGTTTGAAAATCGCAAACAAGAACAAGCAAGGCAAATTGTTGGTTTTTTTGAAAGCTTGCACGGTACAGGATTTTTTCAATATACTGACGCCGCTCAAATCTATAAACCATTCAATTGTTTTGTAAATAATATAGATAACAGTTATAATGAAAATGATTTATATAATATCAATGTTGGTGTAAGTACCGATCAAATTTCGACATTATTAAATTGGAATAATTCTTTGATAACTGGAAGTAACATAAAGGGTAATTGGGCCGCTTCAACAAGTTATTCAAAATATGACGTTGTAAGATATACTGGAAATGCCGCTTTCCCTAGCAATACTGGTAATTTATATGATTCATTTTATTATTGCACAGGTTCAATAAGTAGTTCTTCAAGTATAGCCGCTGTTAATACAATTCCAAACTCAGGTATATGGACGCGGGAATTTGAATTTCAACCTACATATTCCACTCAAGTTTCAAAAGAAACTTCAGTGATAAAAACAGAATTACCTTATTCATTCACAAAGCGAACAAATTTCGGTTTACACGCCAACACTTTAAAAAATTTTAAATTAGATTTCAAAGGAATATCTGACGCTGAAGCTAGATGCATACTCCACTTTTTGATTGCGCGTCAAGGATATCGAAAATTTCAGTATAAATTTCCCAAAATATATAATCAGAATAAATATTTTTACGCACCGCAATGGGAGCATACTTTTGTTTATAAAAACGTAAATGATATATCTATCACAATGAGAGAAGATCCATTGGGAGCGAGGAGAACTTACTAATGCCTAGACAATATGTATCTTATGAAATGGAGGCTATATTTGCTGGACCTAGCGGTGCCATGCAAACTCCAGGAAATGCATCTGGGGTTGCAAAGTTAGATTTTATTCAATCGTATAATTTTTCTTTTGATGTTGAGCGCACCCCGCTCAAGCAACTTGGAACTGGTAATTTTGCATTAAGACAAACTCAATTTGCCCCAGATGTTAATTTTAATTTAGAATATTATCTAAATAGAGGTTGGAATGAAAAGTTTATTGGGATGGATGTTGGTGTAACAACAGACGGATATAAAAATCCATTTTCTGCAATATTCACATCGAATCAAGATAGAAATTTCTATATTGTAATTGCGCAAGATAATGGAAAAGATCTTAATGCTAATACAAATTTTAATGGTCATAACGTATTAAGTATAGGTAACGTTTACTTAAATAATTATGAATTAAGTATAGGTTTAAATAGTTTGGCTACAGTTTCAATGTCTTTTGTTGGAGCTAATGCAGAAATATCTCAAGTAAGCTCTGCGACTTTCGAAAATCCAGCTTTGTTTGTAACTGGTTCAGGCTCAGAAGTCACAAGCAATCAGTCAATTGGAATCTTAGATGCTTCAAGAACTTCAAGGTATATGACAGGGTATAGTGGTCTTTTTGCTGGAGGATGCCCTCATGGTAAATGTCAAATAACAGCTACCGCAGAAGCTTCAAATGCAGTAAAGTTAGGTTTTGATTTCGATAATTTTCAGTCTTTATCCGTATCAGTTCCAATAGAAAGAAAAGCTCTTTATGGATTTGGAAATAATTATCCATTTCACAGAAAAGTACAAAAGCCAGTAGTGGGAACTCTAAGTATAGATTCCTTGGTTGATTCTTTTACAGCAGAAAATTTAGCCACTACTTTTAAGCAAGAGGATGTTTCTATTAGCGGATATTTATTTGATATAGTTTTTTCAAATCAGGCGAATGTTAAAAAATTTGGACTCAAAGTCCAAAATGCAAGATTAGACTCTTACTCAATAGGATCAACAATTGGCGACCGTTCGACTATTTCAACATCTTGGTCTTTTGAGGTTAATGAATCTACTGGAATTTTAATGTCTGGGTCTTATGCTGCGCCAGCCGCAACCGCAGGATTTATCACCGAAGCTATTAATCTTTAATGTAAATAATATATATGGCTACAGGAGGCAAAACAATAAATGATCTTGATTCAACAGATATTATGGATGATAAAGATCAAATTCTTTTTTTTCAGAACTCTACAAAAAAGACTAAAAAGATAACAAGAGAAAAGATGTTTGGGAGTAGAGGTATATCTTTTACTGGAAGAGTTGTCAATCCAGAAACTAATGAAGATCTATATGATTTAACTGCGTATAATGGAGTTATTGCAAAATTAGCAAATGCTTCTGCGGTTGGCACCCAAGCCTCCGCAACAAATTCCGCTTCAAAAGTTTATTACCAAACTGAGCAGCCAGTTTCTGTTCAAAACGGAGACATTTGGTACGATATTGACGATAATTACAAGGTATATGTCTACAATAATAACGCTTGGCAGCGCAGTACAAAATCGCTCTTACAATTAGACGCACATTCAAACGTTTCTGGGATAGTTAGGGTCGGAGGCTTTGGTGAAGGTGGAGCAAACGCAATTTCTAAAAACTTTGTGATGGTTGCAGATAATTTTGAAATTACTAATGCACAGTCTTCAATTACTGGGGCTCCGTTTGCCGTAAGAAATTACGAAGCAGTATTTACTGGATTTATTTCAGTTATAGATGATGTTTTGACGCTAACTGTAACGGGTTTAACTTATGGACCTATCAGGATAGGAATGGCGCTATCTGGAATTGGACTTCCTACTGGAGCTGATACTCCAACTATAAAAGCATTTTTAACAGCATCTGGTTCAACTGGAACTTATATAGTATCGATAGCGAACGCTGACGGAAGTACATCTATATCATCAACAAGTATAACTGGGAGGATTCAAGGCGTAAGAATCACAGAAGCTATAATCGAAACCGTTGATATAGGTAAAGCATCAGCTGGATTTTTAAGTTCTCAAGTAATAGAGTTGCCAAATAGTAATTCGTATATTCAGTCCAAAAACTTTATCGAAGAGTGGGTAACTGCGAAACAGTATAAGGATGTTAAAATAATTCCTTCTGATCAAACTAGAGTAAGAGTAAAGCAGACTACTGGTGATTATATTGGGGCTTATAAGGTTTATAAAGTAAAAAGCGGGCAAACACATACTTCGGAGCTTGCAAATAAACCAGGTGAAGGAGAGAGCTGGACAACTTATTGGGACGAGGTTGAGTGGGTTAACAACGATGGTGACATATCGATGAGAACAGACATTGAAGGCTTTAGAATTGTAGGAAGTGGACAAGTTCAGCTTTCTCAGGCTATAATTGATGGAGAAATTTGGGCTAAAACAGGTCATTTTGGAAATGTAAAAGACTCTGTAAGAATTGATTCAAAGGGCTTAACTATAGGAGATAAAGGGTATATAAAATCAGCTGGCTTGGGATTTAATGGAACTTCTGAAACTTATGGAACTTTTACAGATGGACCCGGCTTCTTTCTGGGCAACACTTCGGCAGAAAGCGCTCCAACAGCAAACTCTATTTATCAATTTTTTATAGGAAATCCAAGCGGCAATCAATTAAGATGGAACGGAACAGATTTACTTGTTAATAGTAGAGCTATTTCTTTGGGTGGCGCTGCTTTGGGAAGCCTTAATTATGGCATAACAATCAATAGTCCTTGGGGTATAAGAAGAGGCAGTTCTAATGGAACACTCACTATTAGCGCAGGCGATGGTAACGGAATTCAGTATGGCGCACAAATTGATATGGCGGGTTCATTTTTAGATATTTTAGACGAAGATCAGGGAAATGGAGTACTGATGCTTTCTGCTGCGTACAATGAAGCCAATTTTTTTAATGGACCTAGAGATGGAGCAATTGAATTTAGAACATCAAAAAGTACAACCATAACAAAAGAAAATAATGCACAGACTATTAATACTGATATTGGTATCACAAGAATGCTTATATCGATGGAAGGCGCTGTTGTTATAGGAAGTAATCCTAGCGAATTGATTGAAGGTCCAAATAATAATGCGGGAGAATTATTTGTTCTTAAACAAATAGCTATTGGTGGAACTGATTTTTATAAATCAAACGGAATACACGGAACACTATATTTGAAGCAAGATGATAACACCACTAGTATATTTTTAAATGCTGAAAATGGAGAAATAGAAGCTGTCGCTTATAATTCAACTTCTTCAAAGCGTTTTAAGAAAAAAATTAAAAATTTAAAAAATGGTCTTAATCTTATAAATTCATTAAGGCCAGTTACTTTTGATTGGAAAAACAAAAAAAGAGATGGCGATATAGGCTTAATTGCTGAAGAAGTTAATCAAATTCTTCCAATGATTGTAGCTAAAAATGACAAAGGAGAAGTATCTGGTCTTGATTATGGTAGATTGACTACAGTTTTAATTCAGGCGGTTAAAGAACTTTCTGCGGAAGTTGAAAAATTAAAAAGTAAAATAAAATCCTAAAGGGATTTAAGCTCTATGCAAGACGAGCCACCGCCTGAGCCACCGCCTGAGCCACCGCCTGAGCCACCGCCTGAGCCACCGCCTGAGCCACCGCCTGAGCCACCGCCCGAGCCAC